CCATGCTCTTTACTAGAAGTAGCATCAACTATTAAATTTATAGCTGCTTGTCTAAATCTAGGATATAGCTTTTCATAAACTATATCATTTAATCTTTTAAAGTAATCAGACTCTCTCATAATCCCACTCTATTGTCATTCCTCTGCCCCTCATATAAGTGTTAACATCTTTTATATAGCCTTCTTCTTTATAGCCATACTTATCTATGCTAACCTTATCATTTACTTGCAGACCTGCTATAAAGCCCTTAATAGACAGCATTCTTGTATTGGTAAGAACCTTATCCTTATAACCTCCTGAAGACTTTCTATAACTCCTACAAGCGCCTTTATACACCACTACTTCATTGTTACTGGTGTCCCAGGGATTGTCATTCTCCCCTTCCCTTGTAATAACAACATTGTGTGGCCATCTAGGATTGCATTTATCCTCATCATAAGGATAGCAATGATCCTTAGAGTTGTAGTTGACATCAAAGCTTGAAGCATCAAAGTCAAAGTTAAATGATCCTGTCTTGTAGAAATCTTTCATTACCAAATCCTCCCTCTATAAGGTTTCCTACTGTGTCCAAAAGCTACTACACTTATCGTGTCGGTAAACTCCTCTTCGCCCCACTTTGCGTACAAAGCATTAGCCATATCAATAAGCTTACCCTTACCCCAAGCATCTGATTTTTGACCTGTTCTCTCATGCGACCAATCACCGTCTTTCTCTCTAATTGAACTAGAAGAGCCTGGTGTAGCAGCACATCTAAGATATAAATCAGCAGTAGCTAAATCTCTTGTCTTTTGGTCTATATCAGTAACAGGGGTGTTCCCTGAAGAAATCCCCCTGTCAACATATATTGATTGTAAGGCATCACTATCAATGTCATAGCCTGTTTTACCTAAAAGGTATTGTTCTATTGTTATTGTGTTAGTTTTGCCCATATCATCTCTCCTTATGCGGTTACTGTCTTAACAGCCATTCTGCGAGCTTGAGAAGGTACTACTAAAGCTGTAAGTTCAGCATCAATAGTTTGATTACGCTCACGCTCATTGAAGGTCATCAACAACTGTAATCTACCATTCATAGAAGTTGCTACCTTAGCAGCAGGGTCTCCCATGTAGATAGGTGCTGAAGCTTGAATCTCACCTAGTTTACCATAAGGTAAGTAAGCTACGTTCTTAGGATCAAAGTTGTCTTTTAATGTGGCAACTAAATCTCTAGCTTCCTTATCAGCTGTAAGAACTCCTGACTTAGTATCTCTAATAGAAATCTTAGCCTTAATAGCTCTCTCGATGATAGATTTAGCTTCTTCTTCTAGTACGAAACCACCGTAATTAATAGCACTGTTAACATCGCTACCGAAGTTTGGATTCTTGATTAACCCTATCATAGCCAATACCTTAGTATGACCTAACAGGTCTTCCCATAAAGATCTAGACATTTCGAAGTAACCGCCTGGGTTAGTTCTTTCCATATCTTTACGCATCTTAATCAAGTCCTTGATAGGATCTGCGTTATTACCCTCGTTTGCAGGGATATGATCGTCAGTCTTCCACCATCTAGCTTCAGTCTTGTTCTCGTCCATGATATTGATACCAAACTCAAGAACAGTACCTGCTAGTACGTTATTAGGGAAGAACTCTGGTTTAAACTCCATCACACCTGTTGATATGATTTGATCACGTTGGTGGGTTAAAATGTTGTTAAACCCTTTAAGTAGCTTGTCTGTGTTGTCATACATAAGATTAAAGATTGTCTCCTTCATCTTTCCGTCAACTCTCTTCAAGCGGTCTAGCAAGATAACTTGCTCACGGATTATCTTCTCGTCAAATCTAATACCCTTAGCGAAACGAGGAATAGAACCTATCTTTTCTTCGAATCCATCAGTTCTTAGCATAGTACCACGAGAATTCTTGTCAACCACGTCAGGTAACACTGCTACGTTAGTAATTGCTTCAATTTGGCTATACTTAAAATCAGCTAACATTTCCTGTGCCCATGTAAAGCCATCTGTGTTTAACACATTATACTTCTCATTAAAGCCATCAACGAAGCCTTGTAAGCTACCTTCTCCTAAAACCCCATCTAATAGGGCATAATATCCTTTACTGTAATTATTCATTATACTTCACCTCCTGATTCTTCTTTAAAACGTCTTGCAAATGTAATTCCACTTAACTTAGCTCTTACTTCAGCAGGTACTTTAGGAATAAGGTCTGCTTCAACCATACCTTTAGTTACTACTTCAGTTGTTATAGCTACTGCGTTCTCAGGAACGTAAATTTCTCCTTGTGTTAAACCTATTACGTCTTTCAGTTTATCTGTATCGTTTTCAGTTACGATTTCAGCTTTACCACCGATAACATCTAGTGCTACCATTGATCCTGCCTGGATTAGATCTCCAGCTTTGTACTTTTTTACGTCAATGCTTCCACCTACTGGGTACTTTTCTGTAATGGTGTGCCATACAGTTTTACCCCCACCGTAAGTTTTTCGCCCTTGAACATAAGTATTCATAATACTCATAATTAATCGAATTTTGGTTTATAAATGTTTTCTTCCTCTGCCTTCTTCTTAGCAAACATCTCCTCTAGGAATGAACTAGCAGCATCTTTACCTCCACCACTACCAAAGGTAGGTGCTTCAGCATTTCTACAAGCTTTGTATTCACGAGCATAAATGACTTCAAGCTCTTTCTTTAGGGCTTCAATGTCTTCATTCTCTAAGTCTACTTGTTTCATTGCTTGATTCAATACGTACTCATCGGAAAGCCTTAGCTCCTTAGCATAATTAGATAAAGCATTCTCACGACTAGCGATAGTGCCTTGTGCTTTAAATTGTTGCAACTCTTCTTTTACTGCGTTTAACTCATTAAGCACGGTCTCTAGCTGTTCATCTTTTTCTTTTGTCATGTCTTTTGGAGCTTCTTCCTCGCGCTTTTCTTGGGGGACTCCCTTATCAGCTTGAGGTTTATTGTACTCTAGCTTGATTCTTTCAAGCTCTTTCTCTTTCTCTTCTTTTGCTTGTGATAAAATAAATCTTGACTGTCCTGCAACGGTCTTAAACAATGGTGTGAGCTTTTCAACAAACTCATCTACCTTATCCTCTTCAGGCAATCCATAAAGTTTAATAGTATCCGTTATGGTTCTGTCAGATAACACCTTCTCATCAGCTTCTGATTTTTCTCTAAACTCCTTTAAAAGTAACTCTTCTAAATTCATAAAATTTGTTTTAAACAATAGTATTATCACAAATATATAAACAATCATTAACAATTCAAAGTATTTAAGCCCCTTTTTAGCTGATAACACCTTAATATATTGATATTTATTAGCATTTGTGCTATATTTGTTAATAAACATATAAACAATGATTGAATATTCTGAAATAGAGAAACTTAGAGAGGAGGGTAGTCCTTTAAACATTATACCACAGGTTGGCGCACAAGAGATGAACCTCAACCTAGATGTTGACATACTTATTACAGGTGGGAACAGGGGTGGTGGTAAGACCTTTATGTTGTGCTATGAACCTAAGTATGATTCTGATAAGCCTGGCTTTAAGGGAGTTATATTCAGAAAGGAAAAAGGGGACTTGGAAGGGGCTATCGAAACCTCTAAAATAGTATTTGATGCTAGTGATGGTGTCTATCTAAAATCTGAAGCAGCATGGAGCTTTAGAAATGGTGGTAGCCTAAAGTTTACTTACTTTGACTCATCTTATGATGACTTTGTTAAAAGGTTTCAAGGACAGCAGTTGCCATACATTGGTATTGACGAGATTACCCAAATACCTTATGATAAGTTCAGGTATCTTATTACCTGTAATCGTAACTCTCATGGTATAAAGAACAGAATATGGGGTACTTGTAACCCTGATCCACAGTCTTGGGTTAGAAGATTTATTGATTGGTGGATAGGTGAAGACGGATACCCAATAGAAGAGAGGGACGGTGTGATAAGGTACTGTTTTATCGACGGTGAGTCTCCTGACGATATTTACTGGGGTAATTCAGCACAAGAAGTGTACGACCAATGCTACAACATCATAGATAAAGCTTATGAGGAAGCAAGATTAGATGGCTTAGAGTATGGTAAAGAGATTTTTATTAAGAGGGTTACTTTTACAAGGGCTTCTCTTGACCAAAACAAGATACTGCTTGATTCTGACCCAACCTATGTTGCATCTATATCTACATCTGAAGCGGCTAGACAGGTAAACCTTTATGGTAACTGGAATTATAAGCCTACAACAGAAGATGTTATAACCCCTGAAGATATGAATCTTTTCTACCAAAACAGCCATCAGTTTGATGATGACATTAGAAGGGTTACTTGTGATGTGGCTTTTGAAGGGGGCGACTCTTTAGTTATGTGGCTTTGGATAGGTAATCACTTAGAGGACTTATTTGTCTGTGGCTTGAACTCAAGAGAAACGGTTAATGCTGTTAGTGTTAAACTAAGAGAGTGGAGAGTGCTAGAGGAAAACTTCTCATACGACTTGCCAGGTGTAGGATTCGCATTGAAAGGGTTCTTCCCTGATGCAATACCATTCCAGCCACAAGAAGCTGTACCTGATCACGAGAAAGGTATGTATGCCAACTTGAAGAGTAAGTGTGCGCATTTCTTTGCAACTAATCTTATAGATGGTAAGTATTCTATAAATGAAAGACTATTAGATAAGAAATTAAGTGGCAAAAACTTTACCAATATGCCGTTAAAGCGAATACTTAATGAGGAAAGAAAGATTATTAGGTTCGTTCATGGCTCTAACAAGGGTAAGGAATTAATTAAGAAAGAAGAAATGAAGAGAATCATAGGCAGGTCGCCTGACTACTTTGAGTCTTTAATAATAAGAGAGAAGTTCAACTTCCTATCAGAGGAAGAATTATGGATTAAACCAACAGGTTTAGGATTTATTTAACAACAGATATTATGATAAGAGAAAAGGAAAAAGGAATAGACATTCTAATGAAGGATTATTGGAAAAAGATAACTCCTGAACTGTCTAGCCCTAGTGTATCAGGCGCTAATATAGGGAGATACTCTTCTGATAAGCCTATATATAGGGGAATCAAACAGTCTGAATTTTTAAGACAGTATGACCCTGAAGGGCATAGGATACACTCTAGGGAACATTACCCTAACATCTTTAAATATGATGAGAGGGAAAAGCGCTGGTATGAGGAGGAAATATCTAGGGTAGCATTCTCATTCCAACAGGTTATTCTTGTGAAACAACTTACAGCACTTTGCGGTAACCCTACTAGGTTTAGACTACCAATAGCTGAACAGACAAGTTCTCATGAAAAAGTATTCACTGAATGGAAAGAGGGCTGGGCTGTTAAAGATATGGATATTCTAGTACATAATGCACTAGAGAGTATCGGTAAAACAGGAGACGTTGCTGTATATATGTATATAGACAACAAGAGTAAGTTGAGATACAATGTGTTTTCTTTTGATAAAGGAGATATTTTATATCCTCACTATGACGAGCAGGGAGACCTAGACATATTCGCAAGGAGATACACAGCTATCAATGAGTATGGAGAAGATGAGTCTAGGGTTGATGTATTTACTAAAGACTACGTTTACAAACTAAAAGAGACTAATGGTAGAGATACAGATCCGATACTGTTTGTTAATGGTAAGTACAAACTAGACAACTTTGAGTATGTAGATATACCATTAAGGCATGGATTAGACTTTGTACCTATTGCTTATTATAGAGACGAGAAAGGTGCATGGTGGTCTGACTCACAAAAGACTATTGAAGAGTTTGAGTGGGCGTTTAGCTGCCTAACACATAGCAATATGGCTTATGCTTTCCCTATTATGTATATTAAAGGTAATAAGGTAGAGGTGCAGCCTGATATGGTTAGAAACTCTGTTAAGGCTATTATAATGCCTAATAAGGATAGTGATGCAGGTTTCTTGAGTAGGCCTGACGGAAGTAGCTCGTTTGAACTTCAACTAAAGAAGTTATACGATATGATATTCCTTCAATCATTCTCCGTAAATCCACCTGAAGTTCGTTCAGGAGACTTGCCAGGTGTTGCTATTAAGCTACTATACTCACCATCAATCGAGAAGGCGGCAGAGATGGCCAAGAAGCTAAACCCTTTCCTAGATAGAATTGTGGATATGTTCACATACTTCTATGGAATAGAGGAAGAAAAGTTGTCAGAGTTTACAGCATTGAAAGTATATGCTTATTTAGAGCCTTATGTTCACCAAAACGACAGCGAAGTTATGGTTAACTTAGAAAAGGGAGTTAATGGAGGATTCGTTTCTAAAAAGACAGCAACAGAAATATCACCTTACTCTAACAACAATGAGATTCAAAGGTTAGCAGAACAAGAAGAGGAGATGAAAAGAAATGACCTTTTAGAGGATATGAGGTTTTCCATTGATGGGGCTAAAGAAGAGCCTGTGGTTGAAGAAAAAGTTATTGACGAATGATTACACCTAAAGACAGAGAAAGGTT